TGGGCAGAACTGCGTCAAGCACATTGGCGAGTTCGCCCACTTGCCCCCTATCTCGGTGTGGCGGCTGTCGCGCTTTATGACCATTGACCCGTCGCATGGGTCCACCGACATTCACGCCTCCCGCCACGCCATTGTGGTCACTGGGATTGACGAATACCACCGCAAGTACCTGCTAGACGTTTGGGCCGAACACACCTCCCCCGACGTGATGATTCAAAAGATCTACCAGATGGCCGCGAAGTGGAAATTGCATGTGGCTTACTGCGAGTCCATCGCGGGACAGAAGTACCTGCCTTACCACCTGGAAGTGATGAATGAGAAGTGGGGCAATAACTTTAGGGTTGAAGGGCTTACCGGATTCGTGGATACTGGCATCGGCGGGCTAACGAACCGGAAAGAGGCGCGGATTACCAACCTCTCGCCCGTGTTCGAGCGCCGGGAGATGTTTGTGCGGCAGGATCAGGTTAAGTTTCTCGATGAGTACCTGACCTTCCCCAAGGGGAAGTATGCCGACATTCTGGACGCGCTGGGATACGGCCCGGTGGTTTGGCAACGGCCTATCAGCCGCCGCGAGATTGCCATGCTGCAAGGCCAGCAGGAGCGGTTGCTGATGACACGCAATCCGCACACGGGGTACTGAAATGGCGTATCGGATCATTTACCCGGAAGGTCTGGCGAGGTTGATGTACAACATTGATGCCTACTCTTTCGGAGGCTTACTTATCACAAATGATCTGATTCGAGAATGTGGCAAGTGGGGAGCGCTATGGGCGGCTCTCTGCCAGCGGTTTAAGGATGAGGTATTCCCACATGCCTGAAATGTCCAAGATCACGATGGGGCCGGAAGCCGAACAAGCCCTAAAGAAGTACATGCGGAACAAGCTCGACTGGCTGAAAGCCTGCCACAAGGATTTCCACGAAAACCACCTGCCGCGCTGGAGGAAGTTCTACGATGCTATACCCCGCGAACGCTATAAGTCCTTCCCGTGGCCGATGGCCTCTAACCTCGTTGTACCAGTTGTCGCTATCCACACCGACACGCTGCATGCAAGAGTCATGGCAGCCGTCTTTCGCACCATCCCGCTCTGGGTCTGCCAGACTGTCGGTGAGCATGACGGCATCGAAGAACTGCGGCAAGCCCAAGAAACGTTTATGAACTATGTGGGGATCGAGCCGCGCCAGCTTGATCTCTACCGCGTCTACAACGAGTTCTACAAGGAAACCATCAAGATCGGCACATCAGTCCTCAAGGCTCCATGGACTAAGCGCGTGGAGTCGCAGATTGCCGCGTCTGGCCCCTATACCGACATTGAGCTACAGAACATTGTGGTACAGGAAGGCCCGCGCCCGGAGAAGTTGGCGATTGAAGATTTCATGGTCGCTCCGCAAACCAAGCAGGAAGACCAAGCCGACTTCATCTCTCACCGCATTCGCATGACGCGGGAGGATCTGGAGCAACGCAAGTTTATCGGGATCTACGGCGAATCGGCGGTAGAAATGGTGCTGGCGCACCCCACGCGCACCAGCCCTTCCACGGTGCAGCAGCAGAAGGAAGAGCGCCAAGGGCTGCCCAAGACGGCGCAGGGCTACGGCTACGAGGAATGGGACATCTACGAGTGCCACTTCCTCTATCATGTCCGCACTGGCGGATTTGGATACGCGGTGCAGGACGCCGAGGAAGCGGCCAAACAGAAGGCCACGCCAGCTGGATTCTACCGCGTCATTGTCACCTACCACTACGAGACGGACACGATTCTCCGCGCTGTTTACAACTTCTACCCGGAGAATATGCACCCATTCATCGCCGGGCGGCTGATTCTGCGCGATGACGCTTTCTACGCCAAGGGCTTTGCCGAGGGTCTGGAGATGATGCAGGAGGAAGCATCCACCATCCATAACCAGGGCCTCGACAACGCGACCATGGCGAACATGCGGTTCTTCACGATCCGCAACAACCCCAAGCTGAATGACTCGCTGCGGATCTATCCCGGAGCGATGATTCCGGTGTCTTCTCAGGATGATTTGAAAGAGCGGCAACTGGGAGACATCTACCCCTCCAACTTCCAGGCTCAAGCTGGCACGATGGATATTGCCGAACGGTGGACGGGCATCTCCCCGCCCATGCAGGGCTACGGCGCTGGCGTGATGCAAGGAAAGCGCGGCGTCTACACGGCTCTTGGAACCATGTCCATGCTTCAGGAGGGTAACCGCAGGTCGGATCTTGCCATCTCAGACCTCCGTTACCCTCATATTTTGCTTGGGCGTAAAGTCAGGGCGATGTACGCCAAGTGGGGCGTTCCCGCAAGCGTGGTAGAGGCATTCGGGAAGCTAGGCCCCGCGCTACAGCAGTCCATGACGCTGGAGGCGACCAAGAAACTGGACATCCTGATCTCCTCCGCTACCGCTTCGATCAACCGGGAAGTGGAGCGCCAGAACTTGCTGATGCTGACCAACCAGCTTGGGACGTTCTACCAGCAGATGAGCCAAGTGGTTGTAGCGATGCTGAACCCGCAGATTAACCCGGCGCAGCGCGACTACATCACGCAGGTGATGGAGTGCGCCACGAACCTTGAAAACCGACTGATGAAGGCTTTTGAATATGACGACATCTCCAGATACGTCCCCAAGACCGCAACCGCAGTCGCAGCCGCCCAAGCGCTCAATCAGCCCCAGCCAGCGCCTCCTCCAGGAGCACCGGGGGCAAATCCGCAAGTTTCTGCGGGGCCGGGCGGGGGCGGCATTCCTGGGTCTTCTCCTGGAACCCCTGCGGGGATGGGTGGCAACCCGCGACAGCCTTTCTACCAAAGTTTCGGTAGAAGCGCGGTCCCAGGCGGCCCTAGCAGCGGCGGTCCTCAGTGACGTGCTGGCCGCTCTAGACGAAATCCGTGGGCCGCTGCCTGAGAATTACCACTCGCCCTTAAAGGAAACTTTCAGCGATGGACCGGACTTCGGACCCGGCTATGATGGCCCAACTCCCATCAATTTCGGGGTCGAGATGACAGACACAAAAGGTCAATCTAATCCTGTCTAGGCTATAAGCCGTTCATTCCAAAAGCATTTTCTTGTTGACAAGAAGTGTCACCGCCGTGTTATTGCTATAGGCGATGGCAACAGCGAATCCCACGCCCACTCCTGAAGTCAAAACAGAAGATCGCTTGAAGGCGCTGGAGACCGAACTAGCCGCCGAGAGAGCGAAAAACTCAGGGACAGCGGAACTCAAGCAAACGGTGGAGCAACTGAATCAGAAGCTCACCGCTGCAATGACGCCTCCACCTCCCCCGCCTCCCAAGACCGACAAGCCCGATTTCTTCGTTGATCCTGAAGGCGCGGTGAACGCCGTCATTAGGCCGCAAATGGAAGCGCTGGCCGCAAATCAGCTTCAGCAGCAATCCTACCTTGCGCGACAATCTGCTGCTGGCTCAACGCCGCAAGTGGCGATGGCCTTCCGCAAGTGGGGCGCGGAGATTGACGAAATGATGAAGGGCGAAGGTTTGGTAGCGCGGGCCAACGCGATCTACTGGATCAACGCCGCCAAGGTGGTTCTCGCCAACCACATTGACGAAATCAGTGGAGCCGCCAAGAGCGGCAAAGACTTTTTCCTCGAAGGGGGAGCGCCGGGCGTGGCTCCTGGAGGCGGCAACGAACAGAAGCAACGCCGCCAGTTGACCGACTCTGAGCGCCGGGCGCTGCAAACCTTCAACCGCATGGGCGTGAAGATGAGCGAAGAGGAATACCTGGACGACCAGGAGAAGATCATGGCGGGGACGCACAATGAGCGATAAGCAATTCCTGCCCACCGACTCTGGGACCATCATGGTTCCGCTCCAGCCTAAGAACCAGTTTCCCGAGGGTTGGGATAGCGTGGAAGCGATCCCCATGTTTGGGGCCGAGGACAAGGCTGCCCCCGTCAAGAAAACGCTCTACCCGCGCTGGATTCGCTACAAGATCGGCCCCAACCAGGACAACACCAACTATCGCCACTGGCTTGCCAAGCACTTCCGCAACGCCACCCAGGAAGACATGACCGATGACAGCTTCAACGTCTATTGGGACAAGCAAGACAAAGCCTTCCTCAACGGCGATCAGATTCTCATGGTCGGGGACAAGAAAGCCGTCCTCGGCCACATGAAGTACAACTATCAGGCTGCCAACGGGCGCGTCAACAAGGCGCTCAACAATTTCCAGAACGAGCGGCTTCGGGCGCAAGGGAAAGACCTTGCGATCAACGAAGTGGAACTTGCTTACTCTGGCCCACTAGCAAAGTTTGAGGAGGAGAAGTAACCATGGCTATCACCGCAGTTCCCATTACGCAAGTCAAGACTCTGGGCGCAAACACTGGCCCCCAGGTTGCCAACCCCCCGGAGGACGCGGCGGAAACATTTAAGGCTGGCACGGTGGTTGCCCTAAACGGCTCGGGAAACCTGATTGCGTGGGCCGGAGCGAACCCTGGTGGTGCAGCGGCAATCGCTGGCATCTCGATTGTGGCTGGCTCCAACTTGAGCGTGGCGGCCACGGCCCAGACCCTAACTTTCGGGTCGGTGCCAAACCAGTCTAGCGCCGTGAACATCCCGGTAGGGGCACCGCCCAATGACGGGCACTGCGAAATCTACACCGGAAGCCCCAACAACGTATTCCAGGGAACTTTCGGGAACAACGGCAACACGGCGACCCCCGCCGCCAGCGACGTTGGTGTCCACTACGGTCTGAGCATTGATTCAGGCTCGAACTACTGGTATGTGGACAAGAACAAGACCACGGTGGGCACCAACACCGCCGTTCAGGTAGTCGGCGTCTATCCCGATCCCAACCAGGGCGGGGCGGCGTTTTCCACTAAGACTCAAGTGCAGTTTGTTTTTGAAGACGCCGTTGTTCAGGCGGTTGTCTAAGGAGAAATTGAACCATGATTACTCGCGGAACCTTCACCCAGCTACTCGCACCTGGACTTCGCAAGGTCATCGTCCAGTGGGATAGCCCGGAATACCGGATGAAGAACATGGAGTACGAAAAGTACTTCAACATCGAAACTTCTGACCGGGCCTACGAGGAAGACATTGAAGTAGCGGGTGTTCCGCCTGCCGTGCAGACGGCGGAAGGCGTAACCATCACCTACTTCGACCCGATCCAGGGCGGCTCCAAGCGCTACACGCACCTCAAGTATGCGCTAGGCACGCGGATCACCGAGGAGGCGCTGGAAGACGACCAGTACGGCGTGCTCAAGAAGGTGCCCAACGCCCATACCCGCTCCCACCAGTTTGTCGAGGAGCAGGTAGCGTGGAACGTGGTCAACAACGGCTTCACCACCACCACCACCACGGACGGCGTGAGCCTGTTCAACAACGTTCACCCGCTGCTGGGCGGGGCTGGCGCTACTTCGGCGCTGCCGCTTCCGGCTACGTCGTTCACCACGGCTGGCACCTATCCCAACCGCCCCGCAGTGGACGTGGATATCGGCTTCACCGCGATTCAGAACATGGTCACCCAGTTCCGGCGCTTGATTGACGGCGTTGGTATGCCGATCCAGAACATGCCCGCGACCATCATCATCCCGCCTGAGCAGGAAGTGGCGACGGCTGAGATTCTGGCCTCGGCCTACAAGCCCGGTGGAGCGCAGAACGACGTGAACGCGCTGTTGAAGTTCAACCTGGGCTACGCCACGATCACTTACCTGACTTCAACGACTGCTTGGTTCGCGCTGGCCCCCAAGGGCGAGACGGAGCTGAACTTCTTCCGGCGCACGGGAGTGCGGACGGACTTCAGCGACGACTTCGATACCAACTCGCTGAAGATGAAGACGTATCAGCGCTTCTCGGTTGGCGCGACGACCTGGACCGGAACCTGGGGCAGCAACGGCCCGTAATCGGGATTCAACATGGGGGATGAGGAATGCCGCAGCAAACGAACAACGTGCATCACACCCCCATCCATGACTGCGCTCGGTGTGGCTTCACCTACCACATTTCAGAGCTTACATGGCAGCGGGGAGAGCTTGTTTGCGTGGAGAAATGCTTCGACAACCCCGACATCTTCTGGCGTCCTCGTTACATCGAGAACGTGCTGGCCGGAAGTGACCAGGAGTTGAAACCTGACCCGATGCTGACGAATCCGCAATCGGTCTTTGAGGAGTTCTAAACTATGGGCGCTGTAAGCGGCTACCTGACAAACTTTCCGAACGGTGTTACCAGCT